CGGAGTTCCGTTACGGGCGACTGCACCAGGTCACGTTCTGGACGGTGCTCAACACCGACGACGAGACCAACGCTGTTGTGCGGCATCTCGAATGCCACGAGCCGGGCAAGATCACTCACGGTCTCTACCTCGGTACACGACAGAATGTCGGCACCCGCATTCCGCTGGCAGCTCACGAGGTCACCGCCGGACTACAGGTAGACGAGTTCGGTGTCATGCTCACCGGCGTTCGCGGTCTCACTGCGGGCTATATCCCGAACGCGCTGCCGAACCCGATGTGGCGTAATCACGGCCAACTGGTTCAGCTCGGTCGACCGGACATTTCCCGCGACGTCATCGCTCTGATGCAGAACGTCGACGAGGCGTATTCCTCACTGGCCCGCGACGTTCGGTTGGCCAAGGCGCGCATCATCGTGTCGGAGCATCTGCTCACCACCGGCAGGCCGGGCAAGGGTTCACTGTTCGATGCCGATCGTGAAGCGTTCAGCGCAGTCTCAACCGCCCCGAACGGTACGCCGACCATCGAGATGCACCAGTTCGAGATCCGTGTGGACGAGCACCTACGGGTTGCCAATGCCTATCTGCGCGAGATCCTTCGGCGGGTCGGCTACTCGCCGCTGACGTTCGGCATGGCCGACGACTCGACGAGCGCGATGACCGCCACCGAGATCGCCGTGAAGGAACGCGCTTCCATCGCCACGCACACCGCCAAGTCTCGACTCTGGCAGGCACAGCTTGCGCCGCTCGTGCGCGTGCTGATGGAGATCGACGCGGTCGTGTTCGGTACCGGCGTCACGCTCAGCGAAAACGTCGAGGTGTCGTGGCCTTCTGCGGTGCGGGAAACCGAACTGTCGAAAGCGCGCACCGTGCAGGCGCTCGACGCTGCTCGTGCAGCCTCGACGATGACCAAGGTCGAGATGCTTCACCCGGACTGGGACGAGAAGCGCAAGCAGGCCGAGGCCGAGGCGATTCTCGCCGAACAGAACGTCACATTTGTGGATCCGTACTCGATCGGCAGCGATGCAGGCGTCGCGTTCGAGACCGACGACGACGAGAACACTGAGGACGACGACAGGGAATCCTGATGCTCAACCCCTCACTGGCCCAAGGCCTTGCAGAGCGGCTTGGTGATCTGTACGCAGACGCCGAGGCTCAGCTACTCCACACGATCGCCCGGCGCGTCGCTCGCGGTATGGACTCCCCACAGTGGGCAGAGAACCAGCTCGTCGAGGTCTCACGGCTGCGCACCGAAGCGCGGGGCATCGTCGGTCGTCTCGACGTCGAAAGCAATGCCGCCATTCACGACGCGCTGGGCACCGCCTACGGGCGAGGGGAGAACGCCGCAGCGGCAGACATTGCACGCGCTCGCAACGCTGGCGTGACGTTCTCGACGACCGGCGTGGTGGACACAGCAGCAGTGGGAGCACTTGCCGCAGAAACGATCCACGCCAGTCGCACCACCCAGAGCTACATTCTGCGCAGCACTGACGACGCCTATCGACAGGTCGTCGCCGATGTGACAGGACGTGTTCTGACGGGCGCGGCGACACGACAGACCGTCACTCAGCAAGCCCTCAACCGGCTGGCACGCAAGGGCATCACCGGCTTCGTCGACGGCGCTGGCCGCAACTGGCAGGCATCGTCGTACATGGAAATGGCGCTGCGCACGTCGGTCGGCCGGTCGGCTTTGGCCGGCCACTCCGATCGTCTCGCGGCTGCCGGGTACGACCTGGTAATCATCAGCTCTCACCCCAACCCCGCACCTATGTGCCAGCCCTACGAGGGTCAAGTGCTCTCGCTCAGCGGCGGCACCAAGGGCACCGTGCAGACAACCAGCGCCGTCGACGGTTCGCCTGTCAGCGTCGAAGTCGTCGCCAGCATGGCTGAGGCTGAGATGCAGGGCCTGCACCACCCGAACTGTCGACACACGCACACCCTGTTTGTGCCGGGAGCGTCGACACCAGAGGTGCAGCCGTACAACCCACAGGGCTACAAGGACTCCCAGCGCCAGCGTTATCTCGAGCGCGAGGTCCGACGATCCAAACAGCTCGAAGCGGTGGCGATCTCGAAGGAGTCGCGGGCAGAGGCTCGCGCTCGTGTTCGTGCCTCGCAGGCCCGCGCCAAGGATCACTCAGACCGCACCGGCATCCCGCGCCGCTATGACCGCGAACGGGTGCAGGTCGGCGATCCGCTCGCCCCGGAGATCAACGCGCAGACACTCGCCCGCGTCGGCAACTAAAC